AAGATGGTGGGCAATACCACTCGGTGTGGTGACTGGTGCTACCATTGGATGTGATATAGACGGAGGGTGATATATTATTCGCCTTTAGAAACTAAAAAACCCCGATAAAAAATTCGGGGTATTTTTTTGTCTGTAGGGTCGATATAAGTATTAATACCTAGTACTGACTACCTGATTGAGTTGATGATGAATCGGTAGTACCTACTGTAACTCCACTAGAGTTAGTACCAGTATTTGTAGTATCTACTGTTCTGACCTGTGCACCAGATTCTGTAGTTTCGATAGTAACGGTTCTATTGACCAATTCCTGTGAGGACGCAAATTCGATAGTTGGTACTGCACCGTAACGAGTAGTATATGTCTCTTTCTGTGTATTAAAGATTTCCTCTACTGCGTTCCATGTCATCTTAACGTCATCATCGCCAACTTCGTCATTTGGAGCATATTTGACTAATCGGTGATATTCTGCTCTAAAGTCATTTACGAAAGTTGGCTTTAATAACCAAATCTGCGATTTTTTGTCATTTTCGCTTTTTTCGTATTCATAGTTAGAAACAGGATATGTCATATTTGCGACAATACTGCCATCTGACTTATAATAGCGAAATTCGGAATTCACCTCTAATCCTGCTTTTAAGACGATTTCGCCTTTATCGTTTTTTACCTCATTTGTCTCATAATGGTGAACATCGTCTGCACTGCCATATTTCTTCATAATATATGCATACAGTTCATGCTCGGACATTGGCCATTCTTTATAACAATTGGTTATATTGTTACATAGCATGATAATCCAATCAAACTGAGAATTACCATATATCTCTTGAGCAACTTGGTAGGGTTTTACGTCATTACCAATGGTATATTGCTGAAAACCTAAAACCGTGCTTTGTATGTCATCTACAAGTTTAATTCTTCTGAAGATGTTTCTAGCAACGACCCATGGTTCGACATTATTGGATCTTTGACTTTTTATCCTAATTTTTACCTTAGGTAGGTGTCTGAAATATGCCATTATTTGTTACCCCCATCCCCATCTTTGTCGCCACCTTCTGCAGGTGTATCTAATGCCAAGAAGGACATCTCCTTCTCGGTCAAAGTATCTTCTCCTTTACCATCCCAAGTGTCTGAGTAACCAGTACCACCTGCAAGTAGATTCCTTGTGATGAATGCAGTTTCCTCAAAACTGAGATTTAACTTATAAGCAGCAGGACCGTGATCAACCTTTTGATCTTTAGCAGAAGCACTCATATCTCTAAGACTTGTATGAGACCCACCAGGAGTTAAGTTAACATCCATAGCAGTAAGAACCATTTTCACAGGGAATTGCATAATATATGATAAACCTGCAGGTTGATCTAGTGACTCCTCTCCACCACTGATATTTCCTTTTACGGGTGGATGATATCTAACCATAGACATTTTAAAGAACCTAGGAATAGTTAGATATTGATTACTAGCACCATCCATACCTGGTAGCATGGAATCTCTTAGTAGTGTGATAATGTTTCTAATTTCTTTAACTTCAGCACCGTTTCTTGGTACTAAGTCAAAATCAAAGCTATGACTACGATAGTTAGTACCTTCGAATACTGTCTCTTCGTATGGGTTAAAAACTCTTTGTTTAGTTAATGCTAAAAGTTGATCTCTATTAACATTACCGTCAGTACCCATTGCTTGATTAGCAGTACTGAAAGCACTTCCTATTGCGTTAAAGATTAACTGACCTGCTCCTGTATTTGCTCCTCCCTGTAGTGCTTTAGTTATTTTTTCCATGTCACCACCATCTTGGGCTGTTTGCATTGCTGCTTCTAAAGTACCACCAAACGGTCCTAAGGTTGCCTTATTATATCTTACATTATAGTTCTCATTGAGAGAATGTGGCATATGTAGATAAATAGAACCATGGATACCTGCTTCTGAGGCGGTTCCACCACCAAAGGTACCATATTGATCACCAGTACTACCTACCCATGTATATGGACTCGTCTTTTCTGGATCATAAATGGTTAATTTGAGATAATCAATACTCTTTGCTGGCCACCTACGCCCCTCTGCAATATCTTGATCGGTATTGTTAGGTGCCCTAGATGGAACCAATGGGTACATATATCTTTTATTACTTACAGCCATGGCTTACTCAGGGAAGTTCAGACCTCAAAACTACAAAAAATATAAAGGGGATCCTACAAACATTATTTATAGGAGTTTGTGGGAAAAGAAATTTATGCTATGGTGTGATAAGAATGAAAACATTTTGGAGTGGGGCAGTGAAGAAATCATTATTCCTTACAGGAGTCCTGTGGATAACCGTTTCCATCGGTATTTCCCAGATTTTTATGTTAAGGCAAAGACCAGAAACGGAACCTTATCAAAAAACATTATCGAAATTAAACCTTATGCACAGACTCAGCAACCGAAACGCAATAAGAAGGTTAAGGTGACTAGATCTTATCTTTCAGAGGTTAAGACGTTTGCAGTAAACCAAGCAAAATGGAAAGCAGCAGATGAGTACTGTAAGGATCGTAGAATGAATTTCTTGGTATTAACCGAAAACGAACTCAGGGTATGAGTATTTTTAACGACGTAAAAGATTTAGCGGGCGGTCAACCAAAGAGTAGAGATTGGTACCGTTCACAGCTACTTTATGGTTTACAGGACTATGATGGTGGTTTTAGGACTGGTGACATCATATTTTTCTCATACAGTCCACAGACACCATCACCTCCATTACCATGGTATGACAGATACCCTATGGTGCAGATAACGGAGAGAGATACCACTAAAGGACAATTTACAGGTGGTAATCTACATTATCTACGACCAAACTTCCGAAGGTCAGTAGGTAAAATGTGGGCAACTGGTGCATATCAATATCCTATGCAGTGCTATCATAAATACTTTATGAATAGTGTATCTAATGCGAAAACTATACCTAGGGAAGAGTTTGTCAATTGGAACCCCTTACCACTCGAACAGTTTTGGATTAAAAGAGGTGGTTCTTGGATGGATATACCTAGCAGTCACATATGGAGTAGAGTTTAATGGCTGAAGTAGTAAATGACATAGATTATAATCCTAATTATTTCGAGACTTTTAGGGAAGCTATTGCTATGGGTCATTTAGAACCCGCACGCAATAACCTCTATGAGTTTAGAATGGGACTGCCTTTGTGTATGATACCTGCTACTGGTGATGTAGTAGGTGCAGGTGTTCCTAATCTAGCATGGTTAAAATCAGATTCAGGTGGTAAGAATCTAATTAAAAATATGAATCTGTTTGCAAATAATATAACAATTCCATCTAGAAATGTAACAACTTCAGAAGTACATGTACATGGAATGAACCGTAGTTATGCTAGTGGACAGTCACCAACAGATTTAGAAGTAAGTTTTATAGTAACAAAGGATAACCAACATAGAGCATTTTTTGAGCAATGGATGCACAATTGTGCTTCTGATTCAGATAATACTGTAGGTTTCTATGACCAGTATGTGTGTGAGGTAGATATAGTAAAGTGGGAAAGTGGATCTAACTCTTGGTTGACTAAGGTAGTACAAGAAGGTGCCACAGAAAGAATGATGAAGTTTAGAATGAACCAAGCGACTGCAGTTTATAGGTGTTTTGGTGTATTTCCAAAGAATATTGGAACTCTCTCATTAAATAATGAGGGTAGATCTATTATGGAACTCAGTGTAAGCTTCCAGATGGAGAGATATAGATTTGATACTGTCAACGTTGATGGTCTTAAATCTAATACACCTAAAAGAGAGTATACTGCTTCCGAGATACCTAATCCTGGAAGCTTCCAACGATATGGTGTCTAAATAAAAATATCGTAATAGATTAAATTATGCCTTTACCCAAACTTGCAGTGCCTGACTATGACTGCGTACTACCTGTTAGTGGTACAAAAGTCAGTTATAGACCGTTTCTTGTGAAAGAGGAGAAATTGCTTTACATTGCAATGGAAACCCAAGATGAGAAAGAAATGGCAAAAGCAGTTAAGAATATTCTTAAAGCATGTACAGACTTAAAGAATATTGATAAACTGCCTACTTTCGAAATTGAGTACTTATTTTTGAGAATCCGTGCTAAAGCAGTCGGAGAGAAGAGTGAATTTAAAGTAACTTGCCCTGATGATAATAAGACTCAAGTTGATATAGAAGTTAATCTTGAGGAAGTAGAAGTAACAGTACCTAAGAATCATATGAGGATTCTTACTATAGATGATGATATTAAGATTGAGATGACATATCCATCTCTTAATGCGTTTATTGACCGTAATATGAAGAACGATCCTACCATGGAGGATGTATTTGACTTATCTGCATCATGTATTGATAAAGTATATCAAGGTGATGAGATCTATGATTCCTTTACTAAGCAGGAAGCAATTGATTTCATCGGTGACATGAACCAAGATCAGTTTGGTAAAATCCAAGAGTTCTTTGAGACTATGCCTAAACTAGAGCATACTGTCAAGATCTTTAATCCTAAGACTAAGAAAAAGAGTGATATGAAACTGGAGGGACTAGCAAGTTTTTTCGGGTAGCGTTAATGCATGACAGTCTTGAGAATATGTACAAGACCAACTTCGCATTAATGCAGCATCACAAATATAGTCTTACTGAATTGGAAAATATGATGCCATGGGAGAGGGAAATTTACGTCAGTCTCCTCATCAATCATATTAATGAGCTCGAGAAAGCAAGAAACTCGGCTAAGAACCAAAATAGAGTAAGTCTCTAATGACAGCAGTAGTAAGAAAATTTATCAAGATCAATCCCGTAAGAGCAACAGAACCCTACGGGAAACAGATTAGAGCTCAGACTATTGCTTACAATAGATTAGGTGGGACACTGACTGGTATTGGTCAGAACCTAGCTAATATAACCAATATGATGGAAATCCAGAATGAATTCTTCACTGAGTCATTTCTAAAGAAGAAGAAGGAAGATAAGGAAGAAGTTGATAAGCAACTGGATGAAAGATTAGAAATAGCGGAAGATACAGAGAGAGAAGAAAATTTTAAAGAAGATCAGCTAGCTGAGGAAGCTCAGGAAGTTGATGAAGAAGAAGAGAATGAAGATGGTTTAGCTCAAGCAAAGAAAGCTCCCAAGAAGAAATTCTCTTGGATGGAGGCGTTTCTAAAACCATTCGCACCTCTATTTGGATTTTTAAAAGCTACCGTAGGGACATTTATAAAGTATAAGTTCCTTAAGTGGGTCGGAGATCCGAAGAACCAAAAGACTATGAAGGTCTTCTTCAGCTTCATGAAGTCCTTATTTAAGATGGTCTTTGGACTGGTCAAATTTGGTTCGAACCAGATAATGACTGGTATTGGTAATGTATTTGGTAATAAAGATCCAGGTCAATCTAATTTAGATAAAGCATTCGAAGGAATGTTTGGTATCCTCAGGATTATTGGGGGTATGGCAAGTTTCTGGTTAGCATCTAGGATGTTGATGCCATGGAAACTATTAAGTGATATCAATGCAATGAGAACCATTGGTGTTGCACTGACTGCAGGTGAGTCAGCAGGTGGTGGTCCTGGTATGGGTAATAGAAGAAATCCAAATCAACCAAAGGGTAGAAATTATAAGAGTTTAGCAGATCGTCTTCGCAGTACTCGTAGGAAACTACAGATTGCGACGGAGAAGTTTAAAAGAGGATTAGGTAATAAAGTAAATCAAGCTAAGAACCTTGGTAAGAATATTTGGAAGACTGGTAAAAACCTCTTCCAGAAAGGTATGAAACTCTTCCAGAGTAAACCTGGTACTGGTGGTGGTTGGTTTAAAGGTCTTAGAGGTAACATTGCTAATATGTGGAAGAATGTCTCTGGTAAAGCGGGAGACGCATGGAATTTTATAGGTAAACAAGGTAAGAAGTTCTTAACTTGGGCTGATGACTTTGGTAAGCAAATGCTGAAAAATGTTGATGATGTTATTGGTGGTATACAAGCTAAAGCTGGTGCTTGGGCTAAGAGGATTGGTGATATAGCAGAAATGGCTAAGAACCCTGCAAAATTAGTAGAGAAGGTCAAGGGTCTGCTTAAGGGCAAGATGGATAAACTGCTTAAGCAGAATAAAACTATGGCAAAGCTCCTAGAACTTGGGAAGGATCCAAAGAAGATCAAGGATGCCATCCAAGGTATGATGAAAGGGGCAAAGACGAATAAGAATCTATTAAAACTTCAGAAGGGATTAACCAACGCCAAAGCAATGAAGATTGGTGGTCTTGATGCAATCATTGCTGCCATCTTGGGAGTCATTAATTATACAATGTTAGGTGAATCTCCTATCAATGCTCTTGTAAATGCATTATCTGGACTTGTAGGTTATACTGCAGGTTTTGCGATTGGTGCTCCGTTTGGTGGTGCACCAGGTTTCATTACTGGTATGGCAGGTGCTTGGGTTGGTGAACAGATAGGTAAGGTAATATTATCTGGTTTAGCTAAGACAGGGTTAGACAAAGTAACAGATCCTATAATGGGTGATAGACCGCTTGTAAGAGATCCTTTCGGTGGTGGTGATTCTGGAGGAGAGGGAGATGGAGAGAAATCCGATTTAGAACTACAACTTGAGCGAGAGGATGCTGAGGAAAGAGAGCTTATGTTGCATCCTTATGATAGGAGGAATGTAGATGTTTCAGCATTTGGTGGTGAAGAAGGTAAACTCTATACTCTTAGAGAACTCCTTACGATGGAACAGGAGGGTGGACCTGAGTTTGCGATAAAGTATCTCGAAGCGAGAAGGGGTATCCATGCGGATATGAAAAAATCTGGTATGGGCAGTGAAGGTTCATACACTTGGTCATCTAAAACAGAGATGACCAATGAAAAGGGTGAAACGATAGTTGTAACGGATTCTTATGATTCTAATAAAATGATCGGTGGTCTTGTTCCTTTTGTTAAGGATATTAAGACCTTTAAAGATAACAAGATTATGAATTGGATGAAAGAAGAGGGTGGAGAATTCATTAGAAATGCATTCGAGACTGGAAAAGAAGGTCTAACACAGTTAATGACTGGTGACATGGAAGGTCTTAAAGAAACTACTTCCAATGTATCCGACAAACTTGGTGGATTCGCAATAAATATAAAGGAGATTATCGCAGCTAAATTAGAGAAGGTTAATAAACCTACTACAGTTAAGAAGACTAATACTAATACAGAAATAATTGTTGCTAGACAGCAAGTAATTGTGAATAAAGGTATTACTAAAGCACCTCGTAGAGTAGTTTATGCACCTGCCCCAACCATGGTTAACCGTCAGATGAGAGTATAGTATGGCAACAACACCAAAAGCACGATTATATAAGATGATAACTCCACCAACGGTGAAGGGTGGAATTACTGTGAAAGTTGGTGGTAAGACAGTTGCTGGTCCTATGGATGGCATGACCACCATGATAAAGGCAACTAATAGTATAGGTGCCACTACTAATAGCATTGCTATCATTGTACAGAAGATGAATGAATCTTTTGCTACACAGATGCAAATGCAGATACAGCAACAACAAGAATTAGCAGATGCAAGAGAAGAAGGAGTACAAAGATTAATAGATCAGAGAAGGGAAGAGCAAGACGATATAAACAGAAAAAAAGATAAACAAGATGATTTAGATGCAGAGAATAAGCAGGAAGGTCAAGGTGGAACATCACTTTCATATAAAGCAGGTGCCATTGTCGGTGCTGTTTCTAATGCATTTGGTTTCTTCGAAGGTATTGCAAGGTTCTTAGGAAATGTCTTTAAAACAATTGTTAGTTATGCAATACTGAAATGGATTGCTAATCCTGAGAACACCAAGAAAGTCAAGAAGATGATAGAGGGTGTTGCTAATATTGGTAAGTTCTTACTTAAAGTTGCAGGTTGGATAGTCAACATGGGACTGGGTGGACTGGGTGATTTCATGGAAAACCCCTTGAGTTTTAAAGGTATATTTGGTATAGTAAAATTCATAACTGCATTGGGTTTATTCTTCGCACCTGCAAAGATGGCGAAGTTGGGACTGAAGGCAGTCATGTCTCTCTTTAAAGGTGGTAAACTCTTTAAGATAATTGGTAGTATGATGAAGAACCTGATGAAGGTTTTTAAAGGTATAGTAGCGTTCTGTGCTGCTAGACCTAGAGCAGCTCTCATCTTAGGAGGTGCTATACTTGCTACATGGGGTCTAAAAGCACTACTTGATAAGGATGAAGAAGCAGCAGGAGACGAATTAGAAAAGGATGACAAAGAACAAAAAAATAATGATAAAAAGAATTGGCTTGGTAGTTTATTTGGTGGGAATAAAGATAACAAAAAGGAAGAAACACCAGAGAAAGGATCAGAAGAATCTTATGAGCAATGGAGACGAAATTATGATGCTTCCGATACAACTATACATGGTTTAAAAGAAGGTGATGAAGGTTTTGAGGATGCATTAAAGAAAAGTTGGATGGGGGAGCAACAGAATCAAATAGAAGGCAACTCCGCAAGAATTACTGGTAAAGAAGCAGAAGGATTAAAATTCGATGATGGAACAGAAGGAAAGCCAGAAATGGCAAAAGGTGGATGGATATCAGGTCCTCAATCTGGTTATCCCGTCAGTCTTGATGGTGGCAAATCAACTGCCTTCATTGGGCATGGAACAGAGTATGTTGCTGCTCCCAAAGCAGCAAGCGGGGGTGCTTTCGTAGTACCGTTTGATACTCCCGCAACTAGAAGAGATCCAAGTCTGACTGGTAGAAGGATGAATGAAGCAGGTAGAATGGGATTTGGACTACCTGGATTTTCTATGGGTGGACTCTTAGACTTTATTGCTAAGGGTGAAGGTGGATATAACTCCATGAACCAAGGTACTATGTTTGGTCGTATTGTTGGTAGTACTCATGATGCAAAATCAAAACTTGGTAAGAACCTGACTGACATGACTCTTCGTGAAGTTATGGGACTTCAGAGAAGTCGTAAATTATTTGCTGCAGGTCGTTATCAGATCATACCTACTACTATGAGGTGGATCGTTGATAAAATGAAACTCCCTGCAGGTTCTACGTTTAATTCATCATTGCAAGATAAGATGGGTGAAGGTCTCATAAAACATAAGAGACCATATGCTTGGAACTATATTAAAGGTAAGCATGATGATGAGCGTGGTGCAATGCTTGCACTAGCTAGAGAGTGGGCTTCTTTACCACATCCTGATACAGGTAAATCTGTTTATGGTTTTGGTAACAAGGCACTTCATAGTGTTGATGAAGTTAGAAAAGCACTTAATGATGCAAGAGGTACTCAACCAGAGAAGGAACAAAGTGGACTACAGAAGTTATGGCAGGGAATAAAGGATAGATTCAGTAATAAAGATCAAGTTCAGGCTGACCCTAAACAGACATCAGTCAATAGTGGTACCACTATAGATAATAATGCTGTGACAGAAGAAGTCTCTACTGGTAGTGGAGACGGGAATGTTAACGTTACTACGGGTGATGTGGCTCCAATCGAAGCTGGTAGTGGACAAAATCCAACAGATATAACACCTGATCCACCCATATTCATTGACAATAAGTATGAACCACCAGCTAATGATTATTTCCGTACTAGATATGGAATGATGGCAGAAGCAAACACCGAACCAGTTGAGATGTTCTAATGGCGACACAAGACGCAAAAGAGTTTAGAATACATGATGCTTACGTTGTATTGGATGGCGAGAAGTTTGATATCCAAGCAATGATTTCTGAGTTTCAGTGGTATGAGACTATAGATTCTCCATTTATTCGTTGTGATATTACTATCTTGGATACCATTCAGTTTGGTGACAACTTGTTTGGTGATGAAATGGTTAAGCTATCTTTTGAGACATATGCAGGTGTCACACCTGAGAATAGAAATCAAAAAGATCCCGAAAGAGAAGTTATAGACCATGACCTACAGATATACAAGATTGGATCAGTGGTTAAAAGTGAAAGAAAGAAAGCATATATCCTACACTGTGCATCACCTGAAGTATTTTTAAACGAATCTAATAGAACGTTTGGTGGGTATGGTCCTTATGCTAAGAGACCAGAGGTAGTTAAAGAAGTAATTAAGAACAAATTAAAAGGTTCTGCTAAGATCAAACATCCCAATGCATTAGAAGCACATAGTAATATTAATTTCGTATCACCTAACTGGAGACCTGTTGACTGTATTGGTTACATGACTGATAAGGTGGTTAGAAAAGAATCTAAAGGTGGTGCAGGTGGTAAGAAAGTATCACAGTCAGGATTCTTCTTCTATGAGAATAGGTTTGGGTTTAACTTTCATAGTATTGACTACCTATGTGAGCAAGAGTCTGTAGAGAAGTACACTTATAAACAGTCAAATATAGAAGGTTCCAGTCGTGGTGATAATGCTTATCGTATTGAGGATATAATATATCCAGAAAGAATGAATCATCTGGATAAGATGAGGTCAGGATTATATAAGAGTATTAGTTATGGTATTACTATTCCTGCTATCTCTGAGAGTGCAGTTCCTAATACCTCTGCTACTAGCAGTAGTATCTTTGATAGATTATATGAGGTATATAACAATACTAAAGATATTATAGGGGATGCTTTTAACCCAGATAAAGCGAAGTCTCTCAATGATACTGAGTTCCAAGACTACTTAGACCAAGGAAAATTCACAACTGATTTTTATAGTGCAGGTGGAGATCCTAAACAGTCATTTAGTATGGATGTTAATGCTAATGCTATGAACTGGAAGAATACTGCTACTCAGATTAAGACAGCAGAAAATCAATCCAAGACAGGTGGTACTAAGTATCCTCCTGCAATTAATTTCATAGGTAAGATATTTGACATGTCATCTACTTTGGAGGTGGGATTCCCATATGACAAGTCCAAGATAGAAGCATATGAAAACGATCATCCTACTAGGATCAAGGTCAAAGTACTACCAAACTATACACATCAAACATCAGAGCAGCCCAATAACGGAGCTGATAATGCACCACAAGACATACTTTCAGTTATGAGTTATGCGTCTGCTAGACTGTCATTACTCAACACATTAACCCTAACTATCAAGGTTCCAGGAAATACAGCACTATATGCAGGTGCAGTTATTACTACTGAAATTCCATCTTCCCAACAGACTCCAAACAGTGATACTGTAGAATTGGATACCAAATATAGTGGAAAATACCTGATTAAGGGGTTAAGGCACATGTATAATGGTAAGGGTATCACTACACAACTTAATCTTTGCCGAGATTCAGTACCCACTGATTAATTTTTGTGCTATACTGTACATAAATAGTAGTGTACTATATAAGGTACGAATTATGCATACAATAGAAGAACACATTAAAAAGGACAGAGAACTCCTTGATGACCCTCTTACTAACCCTGCTGCTCGTAGGCACATCAAAGAGGAACTACATGATCTAGAAGAATATGTAGAGCATCATAGAACTGAGATCGAAGCAGGAGATCACCACGATCCCAACTGTTTAGAACTATTCTGTGATCAACATCCTGACGAACCTGAGTGCTTAGTTTACGACGACTAACAATTAAAAAATGATTGGTGACTATATTGATATTGACGCACCCTATTCTTTTATAGGGGGCGGGGTGATGGAACCTGAAATAATTGATGGATTGTGGGACTTCTGGAATGATCCTGCGATGGAAACGTTGTTTGAGAAAACAGAAGGTCATTGTGGTGGTATGGGAGAGAAGGTCAATAAGGAAGTCAAAGACTCCATTGACATGACTATACCCCGATATATCAAGGATAAAAGAATTTGCGATTATATAGATGGTCTAGCGGAGATTACGAGAGAATATGTAAACTACTGGCCAATGCTTAGGACTATCCATTGGGATCTGCAGAGTGATTTTAACTTGCAGTGGTATCCCAAAGGTGGAGGATTTAAACAGATGCATTGTGAAAGAAACAATGCAGATATAGAAGCGGTCACTCGTGTTATGGCATGGATGACATACTGTAATGATATAGAAGAAGGTGGAGAAACATTATTTGATGTACAACAAGCAAAGGTAAAACCCAAGAAGGGATTGACATTGATCTGGCCAAGTGATTGGACACATTTTCATAAGGGATGCCCTGCACCCAATGAAGAAAAGATGATTATTACAGGATGGTATAACCTTGTTCGATAAATTGATTATTGGTCATTATGAGAATAAGAAACAAGCATACTCAAACCCTACTAAGTGGCCATGGGTAAACATTCTCTACACCAAGATAAAACCTAACGTATTAGAACTCAAGCAGTGGTATAACTACGCAGGGGAGGATGAACCGTACAGGCACTACCATATAACTTTCGAATATGATGCACCTGATACGGTTTTCACTAAAGCACATAACCTTTTGATTGATAAAGAGGGATGTGAAATGCAGTGGGGATTCTTCCAAGGTACATGGTATGGCGAAGTAAAAGGTGAGTGTATTGTCAGAGATACAAAAGTCGAAAGTCATGTAGAATTTGATGGCACAAACTACAGGTCATTGGACACTGGATATAACATAGAGACAGGAAAATTTTCTTGGGGTAAAGAACCCTCTGAAGGTTTCTTTACTTTTACTAAGCTAAATAACAGCAGGAAACTAGATTTAACATAATGGTAGCAGCTAAGACTGACTTTACAGGTCGTGATGGATTTAATTGGTGGGTCGGTGAAGTAGAAGATATTAAAGATCCTTCTCAGTTAGGAAGGGTTAAAGTTCGTGTGCTTGGATGGTATACGAGTAATAAGACTGACAAGGATGGTAACTCAGCACATACAGCTGAACTACCTAGAGAATTATTACCTTGGGCAACTGTCTTATTACCTACTGACAAACCACAGACTAAGAACGCAGGTACAACTACTGAATTGCAGGTAGGTTCTAATGTTCTTGGTTTCTTTTTAGATGGAGAAGAGGGTCAGTTACCTTGTGTTATGGGTGCTTTCCGTAGTTTCCGTCATGCTGAGAGATCTAATGAAGGTGGTTCTAGTGGTAATGAACGTGGTACACCAAACCAGTTAGGACGTACACTTATTGCTGATCCTACTGTTGGTGTAGAGATGGCAACTGATACTCCTCAACAGAAGGCAGTTAATAATCAGTTTGCATTGGGTGGTCACCCATTCGCTAAGGTTCAGGGTCAGACACCAGGTTCAGCAGAAGGTGGTGAAGAAGTAGCAAGAGGTGCAGTTTCTAAAGGTGAAGTAGATACACCTGCTAACGTATATACTAACCCTATTAAGATGTCAGGAATGCCAGGTGGTATTGCTGATGGTACTACAGGTCCAGCGAACAAAGGTTTCCAACTGGACATGAAGAGGATGTTATCTGATATCGGTGTGCAGGTAGGTGGTCTAGCAAAGGATACTGACAGTGGTAATTTCATGTCTGCTATTACAGGCAGAGTGGTAGAAGGTAAAGCAATACTTAATCAGTTATCTAACGTAACTAACTATGTTACTAACGCAGTTTCAGGTATGCTTGCTCCCCTGAAGGAGTTGGCAGCGAGACTGATTCAGCAAGCGATTGATACTATATTAAAGCTAATTTCTAATATGGTTCCTGTTGTCGTAGTGACAGCAATCGGTGCTATCCTAGAAATTATATTCGCTATGTTCTGTAAACCTACCCCACAGTGGGTCAGTGTTATGAAGAACATAATGGGATTCATAACGAGTTATCTGAATAAGGTCTTTGATAATATAATGGATTTCATTGGTGAAATGGAATCTACAATCCTTAATTGGGTTGAGAACGCAATGTCTGGTATTCAGAACCAGATTTGTAAAGCATTAAATGCTATCAATGGGGCAGCAGATAAGATACTGTCGGCAATTAATGTTGCCAAAGGTATAGCAAATCTGGCTAATGGTATTAAGAGTATCTTCTCTCTTGATTTTACTAAGTTAGACTTCCAGTCACTTCTTAGCATCCTTAAAGCAATCCTTGCTATGATTCTTGGTAACAAAGGTTGTGAGAGGGAGAGTCGAAAACCGAAGTCGCAAGCATGGGTTCCATTGTTAGGTACTACACAATGCGACCCTGAGGATACACCAGGAGTTGCAGGTCCAGGTGGAGGAGACTATAGTAATTGTCCACCACCGTCAGGTACAAATGCACCAGGTTTAACCTCTGCTTCTGGTGGTACAGGTGCTACTGGTACATTCTTTGATGATTTCTATAAGAATATTAACCCATTCTTGATGGAGGTTCAGACATCACTTAATGGTACTAGAATACTTAATGATGCAACGCCAGGTAAAGAGAAGTTTGTAACCTCTGGTCCTGGTGGTGTTACCTATTTCCAAGATAAGAGAGGTAACGAGCACTTAAACGTACCGTCAAACTGGACTGCTATCTATGGTGGTGACCTAGTACAGGACTCAAAAGGTAATCATGTGCATACTGTAGAGGGTGATTACTACCTCAAAGTCATGGGTGACATGCATATAGAAGTTTCTGGATCAATGAATACTCATGTATCAAATGGTCCAGGTGCTCAAGCATCTGATGCTAACGGTGGTTTCGCCTCAGGTAGTTCATGGGGTGATCAAAAACCATTACAGGCAGCAGGTAATAGTTCTAAGTTTACTGCAGCAGATTATAAAGACTTAGATCCCGAAGATGGATTCGAAGCACTTGAGCAATCTGGAAGTACTGCATCAACTGCAACTCAACAGATGCAAGCAGTCTTACAGGATAAGATAGCAAGACGTAATAAGCCACAGTTTGATGTGGAAGTGGGTGAAAGAGAGTCTAAATCTGTACATACTGTTGCAGGTGACCATGATTGTAACTATCAAGGTGACTGGACAGTACAGGCAAACAAGTTTAACTTCACTGCTGTATCCGCTATTAACTTAAAAGGACAGCAAATCAACGAAGAAGCAGGTACTATATCAAACACTGCACATGGTGAGATTATTAATGAAGCAAACTGGATTACTTCATTCCTTAACTGCGGACGCTTTGATATCATTGGTATATTCCAGTTTATGCCAGTTATAACAGGACAATATAGTATCGTAAAAGGATCCATTGTAGATGTTACTATGGATCTACCATTCCCAGGTGCATCACCTCCAGCTCAGGTTCGTCTTTCTCTGGGGCAGTCAATGCCTACAGCGATGGCAGATATTGTAACAGGATCCAGTGCAGGTGGTCACATGACCTTAGTAGCCAGTCCTACAGGTGGCATAGGTGAGGTTGTAACTGCAGGAAAAGGTGCTATAATCAATCAGTGTACTTCTGGTATTATTTCCTACGGTGTCGGAGTCGGATTCTCTGCCTTCGGTACCGCTTTGGGAGCAACCCAGATCTATGGATTGCCTGTTATGTTAAACTAATGATGGAAGATTTAGTCGATTATGTGGAACATGCTTTTATTCATGTTTCTACACGAAGAGTCGTCCTAAGGGACGAGGAAGGGTATACTGAAGAAATTCGGTATGAGTTTAATGAAGATGGGGCAACCTGTTTTGAGGACACTGTATCCTTCTTACAAGATTTTCTTGATCCAGAAGAGTTAACTTTTGTATTCTAATGAATTCACAAATCCTAGAGGTCTCTGTTGATGAGATCAAAAGCAACCTTGATTTCCTCTTGACTTTATGTGAAAGAGGTAATACAATAAAAATTGTGCAAGATGGGAAACCATCTATCATAATGGCACCAGTTCCTGAGTTCGTATCTAAATACGAGCAAGAAGAACTGCCAGATATTCCTATGCCACAGGATTGGAAACCCGATCCAGTTGGTGTGAAGGCATATGTGGAAGAGTCACTCGCTGAAATGCAACAAAACTTTGAGCAATGAAGTATCACTTGTACGACGACCAAGAGAAACATCGTGGAACTTTTATGAATATTGAGGAACTACGAAGGTATCTTTGTGATCGTAAGTACGATATTAATTGTGATGCAGACATATCATGCACATTTGACTACATTAAACACATCAAGTGGTCATTCGACATCGAGGAGTAACTATGACAAAAGATTGGGACGACAGTAATTGGAGGGAAGAGTACAAAGCGTACACTTCTAACAAAAAAGAATTAGAACTATTGGAAAATGGTCCTAAGAGTTTATCGCAATCATGGATATTACAAGCACTCCACAATAGATGGATGAAGGTAAAAGGATATTCATATCCAGAACCACCTGATTGTCAATCGTCATTTAAAGAATTTAACGAAAAGATCAAATGAGCGGTCCACACGTCGAAAATTATCATAGTAGTCCACCACCTGAGGCACAGCATCGTCTAAACACGTTGAGTGATGTCATAGGTGATTACCTCACTAGCGAAGACTCTTCAGATAAAACCTATGAGGATATTTTGACTGAGGTTCAGTCATGGATTGACTATCATAAAGAACATTTAGAGAAAGCAAATAAACTTAAATCACTTCTACAAGGAGAGAGGATTTTGGACGTATAAATAACTCGGAAGAACCCATATAGATGAATAGTGGCAACTAAAAGAATATCACAACTTGATACTATAGCTGATGCGTTGGTGACAGGGGAAGCAGTGCTTCCTATTGTTATTTCTGATCCACTTATTCCAAATAGAAAATCAAAAGTTAATCAACTTTTTAGGTCAGTTTCTGCAGGCTCACAAGCCGCTCCAGGACTGGCTTTCGATTTGGATAGGGACACAGGGATTTACCAGAGTGCAGTTAATGAAATTGGACTCACGTTCGGTAGTGCATCATTATATAATCAACGTAACGCAAACCAAGATGGTTCATCAACTTTGCAGATTCGTGCAGTTGATACAGCGTCAGCAAACTCTAATGTAGAGATAGTTCCTCAAGGTAGTGGATATTTCACTGTCAATGGATCTGCTACATTTACAGACTCCAACGTTTTCTTCGAAGGTGACCAAAACCCAGGAAAGAAGGTAGTCTTTAACGTAGATACAGTTTCTACTGCAGGTGGTATACGTCGTTTCGACTTTCCAAATGTAGGAGCAAACACCTCAGCAACTATTGTTGCAGCAGACACATTTCAGACTCTAACTAATAAGTCTATTATCATTAAAGATAATGACCTTAGTATTACAGGTTCTACAGACGTTGCTAAGATTGCAAAATTCGAGACAGATGCATGGGATGCTCCTGGTCAGCATATCTATCGTCTTCCTGACTATGGTACTACCATTACGCAATCAACATTACTTGATGATATAACTCAGCAAGACGTTAAGAACAAGAACATGGTTAACCCCACGTTCTCTACTACACCGTCTACAGATGAGAATGATCCAACCAAGTACATCATCTTCGATCAGTCTGGTATTACACAAGACAGAACAGTTACTTGGCCAGATCTTAACGTTAAGGTAGTTGGTGAAGCATCAACTCAGACATTAACAAACAAAGTTTATAAGGGTGCCATTTTTGAGGACACTGGTGATGTTACCAAGAAGATTAGTTTTAACCTAGCTAACCTCAATGCTAACAGCAATTTACAGTTCACTTTCCCAGAAGGTTCTATTTCAGAACCTCTAAATAATGGTAACGATTCCAACGTTATTGTAGCAGAGAAAGCAACGCAGACTCTTGCTAACAAGACTATGGAATTCATGAAGATTAACAACCCAGAGAATGTTAACGGATTAATTTCTATTGATGCGACTAACATTACTGAACCAGTTAACATTCAGTTTCCAGGTGCGGATGCTACATTACTATCTACTAACAACATCGAGGCGGTTGGTGTTAGCTTTGGTGGTCCTTTATCAGCACCTACATTCGGTGGTAGACTCCGACTCCAATCTTTTTTCCAAGCAGGGTGGTAAATTAAAATGACAGCAGGAAGGTTAGCCGCCTCAAAACCAGGGGCAACGACAAATACAATACTATACAGTCCTGATATAGACAACAGTGCATCTGTAGTATTGACAGCAGCAAATCAATCAGGATCAGGTGTGTCATATCGTGCAGCATTGCGTGACTATGATCAGATTTTGACACTTGATGGTGATGAAACGACTGCATTAGAGTTCACGAAAGGGAACCCAGTATCAGAATATAAATTAAAAATTAGTCCAGGTATCAGTTTCACTGATGCTACACCTGGTGCAGATATTACGACCCAGAATGGTGGTACAGCAAAACTCCTTGATGTGTTTAAGGACACTGCTCTTTTAGAGAGATGGGTCAAGGTAGAGAAATTACTTGAGACAACGGGTGATAACGCAAGTTTAACGGGTATATTCCAACTTGGTGAGACAGTAACTGGTGGTACATCAAGTGTTGCAGGTGTATTGAGAAGTCTAGACACTGAGTCTGGAACTTTTCACGTCGCCATAGCAGATGTAGCTTCGGGGGCCACAGCAGTTAACGTATCAAGAAACACAGGTCTTGCAGATGCTGCAAGGTTAATGATCTCTGATACTGCTTCTGAAACTGGTACAGAAATTATATCTATTAATGCTTCTGGTATTAACACTACTACCAATGTATTGACAGTAACAAGAGGAGTATATGGTACAACCGCAAGTGCAATCCCTGCAGGAGCATTTGCTAAGTGCTTTATCGACTCTGCTACTACATCTACTATCAACGAAGGTGCTACTTTCGCTGCAGGTGATACAACTCTTACACTTGCAGATGCAACTGGATTCTTAGAAGGTGGTTTCATACAGATTGGTAACGAGACAATTCAGGTCTCTGCTGTTGCAGGTAATGACTTGACTGTTGTTCGTGGTCAGTATGGTACTTCTGCAGTTAACCATAATGATGGTACTACAGTTACACAGTTAACTGATGCAGGTGATTATCATCTTAACTTCTTTACTGAAGGTGAAACTATCACTGGTGGTACATCTAATGCTACTTTACCATTAAACTTCTCTCAACTTTCTAACCCTATCACTAACCAAGATAGATTTATTGTTGCAGAGGGTGCTATTGGTAATACATACGAACTATATCTGAATAAGAACCTTAATAATGAAAGAACATATAGATTCTGGCAGACAGATGCTTCTAACACAGGACATCCTTTCAGATTATCTGAAGAGACTGATGGTACTCAGTCATTAAGTGGTACAGAGTATACCACTGGTGTAACTAAGGTAGGAACCGCAGGACAAGCAGGATGTTATTTGGAGATTGAGATCACTGCTAACTCACCACTATCGTTATCATCATACGCAGAACCTGCAGTAGCAAACACTGCTGACAGTAACGCAGGGTTTGGTTGGTCACTAAACATTGTATCTGCTCCTGCTTATGACGAGATTTTCATCTACAAACTAAGAGGTGCACCATTTAATGCTGCTGATCAGTTTACTTTAGGTGAGACAACTTATACTGTCGAAGCAGCAGGTGTAACTCCAGGTGCATTTGGTTATGTACACTCTTTCGATAAGACACTTAACTTACTGAAAGTTTCACTTGATGGTGATTCTGCAGCATTTGCAGCAGGTGGTCAGATTTATGACACACCAACTATTGTTAATGAAAATAGAGTTATGGCAACTATTGTTGCAGGTAAAGCAAGAACTCTGGACAGTGTAAGTGGTGCTGACGCTTCTCGTGCTGCAGGTACATATACTGGATTGGCACCTACAGGTGGTAATGGAACACTTCTCAAGGTTGATGTAACAGTTGATGGAGCAGGTGCAGCTACTGTAACTCTTATCAATGGTGGTAAGAACTATCAAGCAAATGATACTGTAACTCTTACAGACTCCGTTCTTGGTGGTGGAGGTGGAGCATCATTGACATTTGATGTGGCAACTATAGGTACAGGACAGTCTATAGGTGCTACTGCAACAACTTATGCTAATGATGAAGATTATTTCGCTTATGGTAAAGCGGTTGCAGCAAATGCTGTTGATCGCACAACTGGTATCGTAGTCGGTCCAGGACAAAACATTTTAGTTTATAGTTCTGCTGCTGATATCTCATATAATGTAACTGGTTTTGAGTCTCAGTCAGATGATTACACACAAATACTGAACAGTAAGACCACTGGATAAATAATAAAATAGGTAGCAGATCCCAATGGCACTAACCCGTCTTAAAAATATCATCACGTCGAGGACTGGTCGTATTATATACGTCAACCCCG